AGAATATGCCGATGCTTGGAAAAGATTAATGGTAGATACTCCATTTGACTACAAGGGTTATCCCGTAAGGTATAACACTGGTACTCCGATGGGTCTCTATTCATCTTTCAATTCTACTGCATTGGCACACCACTTCATCATATGGAAGGCATGTAAAATGTCTAACTTAAGATGGAAGAGGGCCAGATATATGTTACTTGGAGATGATGTTGTTATCGCTAACAATATCCTCGCCAAGAACTATAAAAAGCTTCTTACTGAGTGGGGTGTTGAAATTCAACACTCTAAGACACATGAATCACTACATGGATTTGAATTTGCAAAACAAATTCGGCTCCATGGTGAAAATGTATCTCCCTTCCCTTTATCGGCACTCTATGAAAGACGGTCCGAAACTATTACTAGTGTCGGAATCATTTTTCATGAGTTGTCCTATAAACGTTGGGGCGCAGATTTGATGTCAGTCTTAGAGAGTTACTTTGTTAATGTTCTAAGGTGGAAACGTCCTAGATTTAGGAAGTTTAAACCTACCATTAACTTAGTATTATCTCTTCTCCAGGTTCTTCAAGGGAAAGGACTATTAGGTAACGCTATTACAGGTTACGTAAAATCACTCTTCCCAGGTATTAAGATTAAATGGGCTAAAAAGGTTAATAAAACACTGTTTTCACAGTGGTTAACCGTTAAGACCATCCAAACTTTATACCTAGAATCTAGGGAAAGGATAGTGAGTAAGAATACCAAAGGTAGCTTGGGAGACCTTGCTACCGAAATGGTAATCCATATCACATCTCTAAGAGACGGTGGAGCAGATTGCTTCGATCTAATTGAAGCAGTTCCGTTCCTCCAGGTATATGGTCGGGCTGAAGAGGTTTACCTCAAAAGTTACGACCAGCTCTACGATTACGGGATGGGAACTCAACCTAAAGAGTTGAGAACCCTTCTCGGAAAAGTAGATATACCTCTTTCAGACGAAGGATTTTATGTACGTCATAGAGACGTACTTATAGTCCGAAGTTTGAAAGCCTCTCGAATTATTACTGGCCTTTTAAAGGAGACGACAGAAGTCGACGCCTATAATGGAAAACTTCGTTT